AATACGACAGGGAAGTGTACTTCGGTTCTGCTGGAGCGTTCTCCATCACCGAAGGCATGGTCACGTTCATCAAGAGCCTGGACACCATGCAGTTCTGGAACGGCTCACAGTGGCTGTCCATCGGCGCACAAGGCGCACAAGGCGCTATCGGTGCGCAAGGACCACAGGGACCACAGGGGGCCCAGGGTTCTCAGGGTGCTGTCGGAGCACAGGGTTCGCAAGGTCCGCAAGGTCCGCAAGGCGCAACAGGAACAACGGGAGATGTTGGCCCGACTGGCCCTCAGGGTGCACAAGGCCCACAGGGTTCTACTGGTGCGCAAGGTTCACAGGGTGCTACTGGTCCAACTGGTCCGCAAGGTGACACTGGCCCACAAGGTCCGCAAGGTCCGCAGGGTGCGCAGGGTGCGGCATCTACTGTTGCTGGCCCACAGGGAACGCAGGGCCCGCAGGGTCCGCAGGGTTCTACTGGTCCGCAGGGAACGCAAGGTCCACAGGGCCCACAAGGCGACACTGGTCCGCAAGGCGCAACAGGTCCGCAGGGAGCAACTGGAGCACAAGGCCCACAGGGCGCACAAGGGGCACAAGGACCTCAAGGGGCACAGGGACCTGGTGTCGCAGTAGGCGGTACTGCTGGTCAGTTGCTATCGAAGGTTGATGGCACGAACTACAATACGCAATGGATTGACGCACCCGCGACAAACCCGATTACTAACGCAGGGTTCGCGGCAATTATTACTATGGACGTAGGAGCATAAGCATGGCTGTTGGTGACAGAGACGAACGAAGGCTTGGCGGCCCAACACAGTTGGGGACCACCACGACCACGGTTGCTACTGCGGCTACTGGCTACAACGAAATCATCAAGCAGATAGTTATTACGAACACCGACACGGTGGAGCGCACGTTCACTTTGTCGATTGGTACTGCGGCTACTGCGGCTAACCGCTTGATTGACACGATGCCGATTGGCGCGAACGACACGATTATCTGGGACACGGCTCTTGTTCTTGCGGCCAGCGAAACCTTGCAAGGTCTTGCTGATACTGCGAGCAAGGTGAACGTAACGGCAATCGGCTGGGAGAAGCAAATCTCCTAATGGGAATTAGTAATGCTTATGGACTCGGTTCACTCCGCCCAGGTGTAGCCACTTCATCTTCTCGTCCTGCCGCCCCTTTCGAAGGGCAGATGATTTATGAGACCGACACCAATACGGTCAAGTTCTATGACGGTTCTTCTTGGCAGAATGTTGGTTCAGCGGCCTACCCCCAGACCGCCGCGTACGGTGTGGCGACTGGTGGCACAAGTTCATCTATCACCGTCAACTCCATTTCGTATACCTTGCTCACCTTCACAAGCACGAGCAACCTGACGGTATCGACTGCTGGTTGGTTTGACTTTGTGCTTGTCGGTGGAGGTGGAGGTGGAGGGGCTGGCGTCAATGCTGTTCAATGGTCATTCGGCAACCAGGCTGGTTCTGGTGGTGGCGGCGCGGAGGTGGTTTTTATCAGCCGTTACGCACCCACTGGGACGTATTCTGTAGTTATCGGCGGTGGTGGTGGCAACAGGGCATGTGGCGTCAACACCCGTATAGCCAACTTGGACGTCATGGCTTTGGGGGGAGGGCCAGGTAGTAACGCCCCAAACGCTGACGCAGGTTCTGGTGGCGGCGGCCCTAGTTATGGGGCTTTCGCAATTCAAGCCCCAGGCCGAGGTTTCGCAGGCGCGCCTTATTCTGGCGGTGGTGGCGGTGGAGGAGGAATGGGTGGTGCCGCCTCTGGACAAACTGCTGGAGCAGGATTTGACATTTCTATTTGGATTGGTGGGTCTGCCACGCTTCGTGGTGCTGGAGGCGCTGGAGGAACTAGCGGAGGCGCTGGAACAGCCGCATCAGCCAATACTGGAAACGGTGGAGGTGGCGGCGGCTGGGGAACGAACCCTGGCGGCGTCGGCGGCGCAGGTGGTTCTGGTGTCGCCTATGTAAGGTTTAGGACATGAGCGCCGAATACTGGGCAAACATTAGCGACAACAATGTCGTCACCAATGTAATCGTTGTGACCAAAGAATATATGGATGAAAACCCAGACATGTTCCCTGGCCGCTGGGTTCAAACATTTGTCGACAGAGAAGACAAGACTTATGCTGGCATAGGATTTACGTGGGATGAAGCAAAGGAAGATTTCGTGATGCCCCCATTGGTGTTTCACCCATGACAATTTCTGCTACTACCCGCGGTCTACGCCCAGGAGTCTGCACCTCCACCAACCGTCCAGCCGCGCCATTCGACGGCATGGTTATTTACGAAACCGACACCGACCTTGTAAAGGTTTGGGACGGTTCTGAGTGGGACACGGTTGGGCCTATCAACCCCGAGTCTTGGCAAGCCTGGACTCCGACCATTACTGGGTTGACCATTGGAAATGGGACAGTTGTTGCTCGTTATTGGAAAGCAAACAAAACCGTTCTTATAGAAGGTTCTATCACTTGGGGTTCAACTACAAGTGCGAGCGGTACCCTTGGCGTGAGCCTGCCCTTAGAAGCAAAACGCTCAGATACCTATATCGGAATTTCTCGAGCGAGAGACGTGAGTGTTCGACCTTATCCCGTGAGCACCTTTTTATTGAATAGCACGACTATAAACTTTTTGCGATTTGATACAAACAATGGAATTACGGGGATACTTTACGAGAGTGCGGTAGTGAACGGGACGTCACCGTTCACTTGGGTAAATACTGACCAACTGCTTTTTCAGGGAGTCTACGAGGCGCTATGAACGAAGAAGACTTTTTCAATCTTTGCATGGCAGAAAACCCTGTACAAGTACAAACCGTCAACGGCATTGAGCGCGAACTTGACGGCATCGAGCGTGCAGCAGTTTGTCGCGCGTGGGCTAAATCACAAATAGAAAACGCGCGCGTCGAGGCCGTAGTCGCCGCCACGCTAGAAGCAAGAAAAGAACCTTTGCGCCGACTAGGTTTGACCGAAGAAGAAATAGGTTTGTTGTTGTCGTGAAAGGTTTGACCCATGCCTCTTAGTTCTGTTCTTGGTGCCTCGTCCATCCTCAAGCCTGGGGTGTGCACGTCCACCACTCGCCCCGCCTCGCCTTTCGAAGGTCAGACAATTTACGAGACCGACACCGACTTGATGAAAACTTGGGACGGTTCCACCTGGGTTACCATCGGCCCTATCGCGGCATCTCCAGTAAAAGCAATCGACTCTGCCCAAGTGACAACAACTCAATCTACGAGTTCCACGTCTTACACCGACCTTACCACCGTTGGCCCATCCGTCACTTTGACTACTGGAACATCAGCAATCGTTATGTTCGGTGCCCGCGTAAATGACGACGGAAACCTTGGAAATAATGGATACATCAGTTACGCGGTTTCTGGCGCTACCACCATTGCGGCATCTGATTCTTTTTCTGCTTACGGTTCAGGAGCCTCTGGCGGCGAAATAAACATTTCAGCAAACTACCAACACAAAGTAACTACCCTGAACGCTGGGTCAAACACTTTTACCCTGAAATACCGCAGACAGGACGGCTCTTCTACTGCTGGCTTTCTGTACAGATACTTGACGGTAATCGCGCTATGAATGTTTCGGCAATCAAACAAGCCTGCTACAACTTGGGCTATGAAGAACCAATCAGCATCGAAGTCGATGGCACTTGTTGGGTCGGCCCCGACAACGACCGCACATACCTTGATTCTGTCGCGGTTTCTGCCGAGGTTGAAAACGTGCTTTCACAGCAAGATGCCACAAAACAGGCTTTACTGGACCGTCTCGGTATTACGACAGAAGAAGTACGCCTACTTCTTTCATAGATTGCGAAAAGGGGAATATGAAAATCAGTGTCGTAACCACCACATACAACACCGACCCTGATGTTCTCGCCCGCACCTGGGCATCATTGAAAGCACAGAACTACAAGAACTGGGAATGGGTCATATGGGACGACTCCACGGAATACAACGTATGGAGCCAGGTCTACGGTTTCGCTTCCGACGAACGCTACAAAGTAAAAATGTTTTGTAGCCATGTTCACTCTGGAAACATTGGCGAAGTAAAACGAAACGCTTTCATGGTCGCAACAGGAGACATCCTGATTGAACTCGACCACGACGACGAACTCACCCCCAACTGTTTACGGGAAGTAGCGTCAGCGTTCTACGAAAACCCTGACGTCGGATTCGTTTACTCGGACTGGTGCGAGATACTCCCTGACGGGCAATCAGGGAAATACCCTGACGGTTGGGCGTTCGGCTATGGCGACCACTACTGGTCTGACGAATACAACGTGTGGGTAATGCAAGCCCCACCGATAAACCTGACCACGATTAGCCATATTGTTTCGGCACCTAACCATGTGCGAGCGTGGCGTGCCTCAACCTATCGAGCGCTTGGTGGGCACAACCCGAACCTGCCCATAGCAGACGACTACGAACTGGTAGTCAGAACCATCCTTGCCGTACCCCACAAGCAGATACCTAAAATGTTGTACAAACAGCACATTGGGGCGCATACCGCCCAACGTCAACGTAACGGTTTGATTCAGGCGCTTGTGGCACAGATAGAAACCAACTACCATGACGAACTGGCGAAAGTGGATTGGAATGATAAAGCATCAGGAAACGCACCCAGGTCTTGACGTCGAAGGATGTTTCGGCTGTCGTATAGCGCACGTCCGTACTGGCACCAACACGACCACTAGCCGTGGCGCTAAGGTGGCCGAAGTCAATCAGACCGAACGCAACTGGAACAAGGACATGCCCGCATACAAGCGGCTGAGAGCCAATGGTTTACAGCCGAAAAAGATTGACGGTGCGGCAGAAGTCGAGAAGAGAGCGAAAGAATCGTGGCAAGTGGAAACAGGTATTCTTCCCGATTTCTAAACTTCATTGGCCCTGAACTTCCAGCCGTGGGCTACGGGAGGATGTTCGTGTCTTTGCGTGAAGCCCTCGGCGAACGTATCCAGTTGGATACCCATGCCGAACACACGGTGTGGGCGATGCAACCAGACATGGTGAAAGGGTGGCCGCATGGTGCTAAGAAAACAATTCTTACCATGTGGGAGACAGACAAACTTCCACCCAAGTTCTTCGAATACTTACCCCAGTTCGACACGGTTATTGTCCCATGCCTCCACAATTTTGACTTGTTCTCTCAATACCACGACAACGTGCATGTCATACCTCTTGGGGTTGACCGCCAGGTGTGGTTCCCTGCCGTAAGACCTGACAACGAAAAGTTCAAGATTGTTGCGGGCGGTTCAGAATGGATGCGCAAAGGTTTGGACGTGGTGCTTGAAGTGTTCCTCCAGTTGGGGTTGCCCGACGCTGAATTGCACCTGAAGATTGTCCCGCCGTACCGTGGCGCTCCTGACGTAAGACAGTGGCCGAACGTGGTGGTGCATGATGATTGGATGACCTTGGAAGAAGAGGTCAACCTGGTGCGTTCCGCTGACGTGTTCGTGTCGGCATCCAGGGGCGAAGGGTTCGGGTTGATGCCGCTCCAAGCAATCTCCGCTGGTATACCCACCATCCTCACCGACGCCCACGGGCATCGAGAGTTCGCAGACCTGGCCACACACCGCATCTCTGTCACCCCCCAGAAAGCCAAGATGGGTAAATGGGATGACATCGGCAACTGGTACGAACCCAACAAGGAAGAACTGGCCGCCGCGATTCTTGACGTTAGACAGCATCCAGCCAAGTACCGCAAACAGGCGTTGGCTAGGGCGGATGAGACTGCGGCATTCAACTGGGATACTGCCGCCGACCAACTGCTTCAGATAGTCAAACCATCGGCAGTCAAACTGGGCTCCAACTGGGTGCGGGCAGGGGAAGTCACCACCCCCATCCGTGTGACCCGCAAAATAGTGGCCGACATCGGAGCCCACCACATTGACCTCCAGCCTGGGCAGACCTATCATGTAGTGTTGAACGTGCGGGACGTACTCGCCGAGGCGGGTTACCTCGAAATCTAAAGGAGCGTTATGCCCAAGGTTGGAAAGAAAGAGTTCGGTTACGGTAAGGCTGGCATGAAGGCCGCTAAGGCTGAAGCGAAGAAGACGGGCAAGAAGATGGTTGTGCCCAAGAAGAAGATGAAGCGTGGCAAGTAAGAAAGCGTTCTGGGACACAAAAAACCCGAAGAAGAAGTCAACCCCGTTGACCGATTCACAGAAGTCTGCGGCTAAAGCACGCGCCAAAAAGGCTGGGCGCCCGTACCCGAACCTTGTTGACAACGCATGGGCGAAACGTAATGGCTAAGTACCAAGGCAAGAACGTCTCGCTGAACAGCCCGCGCCCTATCCGCAAGGGTGAGCCTGGCTACGGGCGCAAGAAGTCCGTGGTGTATGTCTCCGCTGGAGAACAGGTGAAGCGCGTTATGTTTGGCGACCCGAACATGACCATAAAGAAAGAACAGCCTGGGCGACGCAAGAACTTCCGTGCCCGCCACAACTGCGATAACCCTGGCCCCAAGACCAAAGCCCGCTATTGGTCCTGCAAGGCTTGGTAGAATCAGCCAGCCATGTCTACTGCCGCGACCGTCATTGACAGGACGTTGCGCCAACTGCTTTCGGGGACAGTGGAACAGCGCAACAAACTGAATGTTTCCATCGACTCCGACGACACATCGGTGGTAACCACCTACAACCTGGATGGGTTGCGCGCTGGACAAACTTTCGAAATCGGTTCAGAACTTTTCTACATTTGGGACACCGACCAGGGCACCAAGACCATGACGGTCGAACGCGGCTACAACGGGACCACCGCCGCCTCACATTCCTCTGGGGCAATCATCCGAGTCCAGCCCCGATTTCCCCGAGCCCAAGTCCTTGAAGCCATCAACGATGAACTGGCCGACCTGTCCTCCCCCGTCCACGGACTATTCCAAGTCAAGACTGAAGACATTGACTACAACGGTTCCGACAGAATGATTGACTTCGAAAACGTCACCTCTGTCATTGACCTTCTTGAGGTGTCTGTCCGCTACATGGACGACGATTACCCTGTCGCACGCAAAGTGAAGTTGATGCGTAACGTGCCAACCGACGACTTCCCCTCTGGCTACGCCCTACGATTCGACCAGTCTGTTTTCCCTGGCCGTCTTCGTGTCGTGTACAAGGCTGGCTTTACAAACGCCGCCACCGAAGCCACCAACCTCGTATCGGGTTGCGGGCTTGCCGAGTCCATGCTCGACATCGTAAACATGGGCGCACAAATCAGGTTGATAGCGCCACGCGAAATGAAGCGCAACTTCACCGAATCTCAGGGCGACACCCGCCGAGCCGAAGAGGTGCCCGCTGGCGCTGTCGCTGGCTCCATCACAAACCTTGTGCGTATGCGCCGCGACCGCATCATCGCCGAGTCCGCCAAACTGAAGAGGCAATACCCCACCTTCTTGACTAAGGACTAACCGTGGCCGAACTGACACGGTTCACCAGCCCGTTCCTCCCAGCGCCCGCCCTGTACACAGGAGGTGCGTCAACCAAACTTGTACCCGACGTATTCCCCGTCGCCATCAACGGGCGCCCATACCTTGTTGACCAGCGTTCAGGTCAGTTCGCTCGCGGGTTCGAAGCACGTGTCCGCGACTCGGTCGACCAGTCAACCGCGCCTGGTGAAGCGGCCATCAACCCTCAGGGTTTGTGGCGTCGAGGAGAAGTGTCATGGCATTACGGTGCAGGACAGCGTTACGCCGACACCGCCGAAGGACAGGACTACAGGTTCTTTTCCAGCAAAGGTGTGAACCCGTGGACCAAAGGCCAGTTGACGTTGTTGAACAAGACGAAAGTGTCATTGGCGTCTACGGCAACATCAGCCCATGTGGTTGTGCAAGACGGACGCGTCTATGCGTCACTTGACGCTGACGTCAAGTTCACCACCGACCCATATGCCTCGTCACCAACATGGACGGATTGCACGGGTGAACCTGGCGGTACTTGTGCGGCTATGGCCACCGATGGAAGCCGCATCTACCTGGCGTTCCCCAGCGACGGCGTTCGCATCATCGACCCCGCTTCTTCTATCTCGGCGATTTCTGGTTCCAAGTTTGTCAACTCAACCGACAGTTACTACATGCTTGGGTTTGCCAAGAACTTTATGTTCGGTGCATACGACCACATCTTGCACACCATCAGCGCAGGCGGTTCAAAGAGCGCACACATCACCCCCGACGACCAGCAGTGGCGTTGGGTTGGTGTAGCCACAGGACAAAACGCCGTATACGCCGCAGGCTACGCAGGCAAAAAATCGCTCATCTACAAAATCACCATCAAAACCGACGGCACCCTGGACGCTGGGGTTGTCGCACTCGAACTCCCAACAGGTGAAGTAGTTACCGCCATCTCTGGATACCTCGGGTTCATCCTCATCGGCACCGACAAGGGTGTACGGTTCGCGTCAGCCGACAACAACAGCAACCTGCTCGCAGGACAAATCATCCCCACCTCTGGGGTGGTCCGCAAATTCACAAGCGAAGGACGTTTTACTTACTTTACGTGGACAAACTACGACGGCATATCGGGCGGTCTCGGACGACTCGACCTGTCCACATTCACATCGCAAAACACCCCAGCCTATGCAACCGACCTTATGTACGACTCAACAAACGTCGTCAATGGACTCGTCACATTCAACGACAAGCGGTGCTTCTGGGTTAGTGGTGTCGGCATCATCGCGGAAGACTCAGGCAACTTGGTCGAGACAGGCGAAATTGTTACAAGCACCTACCGTTGGGGTATCCCTGACCGCAAGTTCGTTGCCAAACTCGACATCAGAACCACACCTCTCGCTGGCGTAATCACCCCATCTATCAGCATCGACAACAGCGCATACGAGGCCCTAACCCCACACGACGTAGCAAACGCAATCGAGCACGTCGCCACTGGACCACAAACCAAATTCATTGAGGCCAAGTTCAAGTTCGAACTAGACAGGGCATCCGCCACATCGGGTCCGACCATGACCCGTTGGATGGCCCGTGCCTACGCCACACCCGCCCGCTCCGAAGTATTCCGTGTCCCACTGTTGATGCACAAGACGCTCAAAGTCAAAGACGCCGAATACAACTTTGATGTCAACTACGAAATGGGTCTACTCAGAGACCTGATTCACAACCCCAGAGTCATCACCTACCAGGAAAACACCGAGACCTATTCGGTGATTTTGGAGGACATGCAGTTCCAGATAGAAGACGGCTATGAGCGAACCTGGGACCTGGAGGGCACTTGTATTGTTACAATGAGGTCGGTCCAGGACTAGGAGAGTAAATGGCTTACGCAACACGACGTTCTTATGCTGGTGCGGCACCTGCCTGCACCCTGACGAACAACGTGTCCTCTGGCGATACCTCGATGTCGCTCACTGGCACCACAACAAACTGGCCCACCACAGCCAACGGCCCGTTCTACATGGTTATCGACCCAGGTCTTGCGACAGAAGAAAAAGTTCTTGTCGCTTCTCGTACTTCTGGTTCGTTGTCCTCCATCACCCGCGGCGTAGACGGCACCGTCGCCGCGGCACACACCGCTGGAGCGACTTGCTACCCAGTGTTTACCGCAGTTGACGCAGACCAAGCAAACAAAATTGCATCCACGCTAACCACCAAGGGTGACTTGTTGGTCACGGACGGGTCGGCGTTGAACCGTCTTGCTGTCGGCACTAACGACTACCCACTGTTGGCTGATTCGGCATCGACCAACGGAATGAAATGGGGTCAGATTCCTGCCGCTGGCATCGCGTCAGATGCTGTGACCACAGCAAAGATTCTTGACAGCAATGTTACGACCGCGAAGATTGCTAACAGTGCGGTGACTGCCGCGAAGTTGGATGCCGCCGCCGCAATCCAGCCGACCATCGTCGACGCCAAGGGCGACATCATTGCCGCGACTGCGGCTGACACGGTTGCCCGTGTCGCTGTCGGTTCGAATGGTCAGGTGTTGACGGCTGATTCAGCGCAGGCCGCTGGCGTCAAGTGGGCCACCCCTACACCGTCGGCCATCACCGCTGTCGCATCGGCCACCGTGCTCACCCAGCAGGACACAACCTCAACCTCTTATACCGACCTCGCTACCGCTGGGCCGTCCGTCACTTTGACAACTGGTACCGAAGCACTCGTCACCATCAGTGCTGTCTTAGGGCAGGGAGTGGATTCTGGTGCGGTTATCTACTCGGGCGTTGCGGTATCGGGCGCGTCAACCGTTGCGGCGTCGGACAATTACTCGCTGTTCTTGAACGGTGACGACTTTGCCTCATCGTCGGGCAACGTCAGCCTGTCCACCACGTTCAAACTCACTGGCCTCACCGCTGGCTCCAACACGTTCACCATGAAGTACAGGACTTCAAGTAGCACGGCCAGGTTCTCCAATAGGCATCTCACGGTTTTCGCGATTTAGTCGGCTACTGGTATTCGCCCCAGCCGCAATCTTCGCGGTCAGCACACCCGCACAAGCCGACACATACCTGGAGTCATTTGACAATGGAACAACAGAACTGGTGTCAGCCACCCTGGGGCAAGGCGCGTTCTACTGTAGTAACTACGCAAATGCTTACGGAACCAGCGGACCATCAGTATGTTTGTTCGGTACAAGTTCTCCAACAGTTTTTGTATTTCCAGAGGATGTGGAAGTACAAGGATTCCAGTTCGTAGCAGGGGCCAAGAACGGGACAGTCAACCTGACCGTCACCTACACGGATGAGACCACGTCCGAGCATCCGATAGATGGTTCATGTTGCGAAACAACGGTGCAAGTTGTTGCCGCCGAAGGCAAACATATTGCATCGTTTTCTATTCCTGCTGACTGGGACCTGTGGCTTTTTGATTCTCTGTCTTGGTACGCCGAGCAGGTTCAAACAACAACGACAACAGTAGAACCGTCAACGACAACCCAAGCACCATCCACAACGCAAGAATCAACCACATCATCTACCGCCACCACTTCCTCGACCGTGGCCGAAACCATACCACCAGCCCCACCAGCCACAGAACCACCAGCAGAGACGACCTCATCGACTACTTCCCCCGCCACATCAGTCGCG